CAGATTTTTTCACATTTACATGTTTCACATCCACACATTTTTCATCCTCACTGGTTGATATGTGCAAAGCCATCTTGTTGTACAACGGTAATGACTTTTTGAACTGAATCTTTCAGTCCTTCGATATGAGTAATTAGTAGCGTAGTCTTGAAATGCTCTCTCAAGATGTCGAGGATTCTGGTAAATCCTTCCATATTGTTTGCATCAAGGGCTGTTCCCGGCTCATCAAGAATAAAAAGATCTGATTTTGGCATATTACTAACATTTAATAATGCAATACGAATAGCCATTGCAGCGAGCGTTTTCTCCGCACCGGAGCCTAACTCTAATGGACGGGCTTCTTGTTCCTTGTGTTGGATAAAGATATCCAGTTTCCTGCCATTATCCTCAAAATAAATCTCAAAATCAACCACGTTCGCCAATACTTGAGTGATTGCCTCGTTGATTAGTGGCAATTTATTTTTAATAATGCCAAATGCAATCCCATTCGGGTGCATACACTTCATAAAAAGGTCGTATGCGGAGAACTCACGACGGGTTTTCTCTAGTTCTGCCCGTTTATTGTGGTTCTCAGCCAACTGTGCTTGTAAAGAGCCTTCCTGTTTGTGTAATTGTAACAATTGTTCACGGCATTTATTACATTCTGACTTAGCGGTGTTAATATCACAAATTATTTCTTTTTTGTGAGTACGAAGCAAAGCGCCATTAATGATCGCCTCCTTATTTTTTTCGTAGTAATCCAACTTTTCCTGAAGGACTTCTATCTTCTTCGTCAATGAGGTTCTTTTTTGCTGTTCTTGGCTCACTTGCAACTGAAGAGAAGTAATAGTATGCTGTGTTTCCAAGATTTTAGTCTTGGTATTTGTGATCTTCTCCAAGGTATACTGCGCTGTGGACTCCTCAACCTTTTTTCCTACGGCGATAGATTTTTCTTCTGCGACAGCCAAAGAAAGATTTGTTGCTGGAATTAATTCTTGTGCTTCAAATGCATTTGTAATGAACTTGCAAGAGGTCTTGTACTTGTCGCCGCAAGGTATCTCCTCCAAGATACCAACCCGTTTATTATATCTATCCAAGTCCTTTTCTAAGTTGGCGGCTTCAGATAACAGTTCATCTAGTTGTTTTTTTAGTTTTTCGTCCTCTGTGGCTTGTTCTAACAGTTCTTGTTCATTAAACTGTAGCAAAACCTCTTCCGCTTTTTCCAAAAAATTACGGGAATCTTCAATTTTTTGTTTATAGCCATTAATTTTCCTATCAATGTTTTCAATCACGATCTCATTGGTTGCGATAGAACTTTTTACGGCTTTTGCGTCAATAATCTCTTCTGGGATGGAATCAATCTTTTCCTCAGTTTCTTTCAGAACTGTTTTTAATTTTTTTAGTTCTTTCTCATAACCCTCGCAGGCTGTTTCTTTTTGTTCAATAAGGAACAACACCTCATCTTGCTCATTGCCGATGGCTTCTTCATCAGCGTCAAGATTAAAGGTTTCTAATTTTTTTAGATAACCCTTTGTGTCAGAACTTTCTTTCTTAGCCAAGCGGAACTTTTTGTCAAAGAACTCCAAGTCCAAAAACTTAGCAAGAATTTCTTTTCGCTTGGTTGAGCCTTCGCTGATAAAGTCAAGTGCGCCTAACTGCGAAGACATGGAGGTTGTTAGAAAGTCCTCCATTGTACCAAAGGTATGACGGATCTTGGCATCAGTCTTGTTACGATCTGTTGCATCCAAAATCTCTTCTTCGCCTGTGGCAAGATCCTTAACAGTAAACTTCACATCGGTGCGAGCCTCTGTGGTGACCTGTCCACGAAGTTTTCTTTCATACTTCTCGCTGGAACGCTCAACTGTGTAAAGTTTTGTTCCAACTTGGATCTTTACTTTGCCTCGACCATCTTGTTTGTGGTCGTTAATAATGTTTACATTCTTGCGGACATTCTTAGATGTCGAGTTGTAAAGCGTATAAAGCAATGAGTCTACTACAGAAGACTTTCCCGAGTAGTTCTTACCAAATATACCTACCAGACCACGATTATTCTCAAAGTCTAGTTTGTTGTTGTCGCCATAATTGAATAGGTTGTCCCACTCAAGGTGCTTAAGCGACCAGTTCACATTACGGGCAACTTCTTCATTTTCTTCCGCTTGCTTGTTAAAACGTTCGTTCATAGAAAACACTTCTTTTAACAGTTCTTCGCTTGGCTCGTAGTCTTTCAGGTAATCACGAATGAGTTCTTGTTGGACTTGAACGTCTCTAAGATTTTGCTCCGTAATATCGTCTGTATGCGCCGAAGATAAACTTACCCCAGCCCTGTTAAGGAAAGTAAGACTTTCGGGCTTAAATCGGGTTCTAACCACGTCTGTGGCTTTCCTAATTGTTTCCACTGGTAGTTTAGTATTGGCGACAACACGAACTCTAGCACCAAAGGGGATTTTGGTGTTTCTAGGGATGCGTCCTTTTTGTGTCAACTCGATTGTAATAAAAGGTTTTGGGTTTCTAAACGTAAAAAGTTCAACGTCCCAATCATCCTTGGAATTGATTGTCCAAAGAAGATAACCCTTATCTAGTTCCTCGGCATGACCTTGTTGAATGGTCGAGCCAACATAACGCACTCGACCGTGGTCGTCAAGGATTTGATTTGTTTTATGGATGTCTCCCAACATTGCATAATCGTGTCCTTCAAAAATAGACACGTCATTCTCACCGTGTTCCATAACCCAGCCAAGCGATGTCTCGCAACCTGAAATGGAACCATGATAAAGTGCAATGTTAATTTTATCTTCTCTTGTCGGCTTGACCCAATTCTCAGGGTCGAAAACAGACAAAACATTGAAAACAATGTTAGAATCCCAAACGTATTCGCCGGAATCTCTAAGAAGGTGTATGTGCTTGTGATCTAACGCGGTCACTAAGGGGGTTATAGCGTCCTGTCGCGCCGTGTTTCGTAAATTACCATCGTGGTTACCGGGAATAATAATAAGGGGCGCTATGTCCGCTAGATTCTTCAAAAAATCTGAAGCAAGATCAAAATACTCTGGTGACAAGTGGACCTTGGTGTGAGCCAAGTCTCCACAGTGAACAATAGCGTCAGGCTTTTGCTCTCGCAGAGATTCATAGATCTTTTTGAATACGGCACGATACTCTTTGTGATATTTCAGGTTTCTGATATGTGTATCAGAGATGTGTGCGATTTTATAATTCAAATTCATTTTTCTCCTAAATACAAGCGACTTGCATAGCCAATAGGCTATCAGGGTTTACCCAAGTTGCCTGTCCTTTTCTTTCTTGGAACTGACCCATGGTCATTTCCCCAACGTCAGCGAAGCCAGTAAGGTCCACCTTGTAAACGTCAACATCGTATTGTAACAGTTTCTGCATAATCTTGTATGCTTTTGTGTCGGCATCTGGATCAAGTGCAAAATAAACTGCTGTATCGCTCTGGACAATCTTTTGAAATAGTTTGCTTTGTTCTTTGAGGGTTGAACCAAGAATAGGCACTGCATTCTCGCCTGCTACGATTGCGTCAAAAACTCCTTCTACTAACACAACCTCTTGATCAAAATCCAAGTAAAGTTCGTTGAAAATAATATCCTTGCTTACATTTGGGTTTTTATACTTTGCCCAAGATGATTTGTAAGTCCTGCTTACGAAAAAGTTTGGGTCACCGTTTTTATTGAAAGATGGCACAACAATTCGGTCTTTGTATTCGCCCCACGGACAATAGCCAATCTTCCAGAATAGTATTTCATCCATTGTGACACCTCGCTTTGCAAGGTAATGTCTTGGAGGCAATGATGACATCGGCAAGTCTGAGCGCCCTAAAAAGATAAAATGCTCTGGTAAGTCGATTACTTGTTCTACTTCTTCGTATTTTTCCTCGTTGAACAACTCATCAAAAAGAGATAAGTCAATGTCATTTGAAATCTCTCGCCATGCTTGTTGGTCTGTAAAAGAACCAAACCTGCGAATAAGGCGATAAATCTTTCTACCTGCATAGCCGCAGTGCCAACATTGAAACTTGTCTCGCTCGATGTTGACAGAAAGTTTGTTTTTGTGGTGTTTACATTCAGGACAATGAAATAGCCTCTCGCCACCTGTGGGTCGAAAATCTCCTAAGACTCTGCGTAGGATTGTGACTTTTTCCATACTGACCAACCTGCCTTTGCTATGACCCAACTGTCTGCTCTATCATAAGAGTCTGGTTTGGGGTTTCCGTATTTGGTATATTCTACACTGAAATGGGGGTCGTTGTCAAGAACAAATTGTAAAACGACCGGCTTTGCTTTTTGACCTCGGGGAACTTTTATGCCAATCTCTTTTCTGGCTTGTCCTGCCGTGAGGTATTTTGGTTCCAGCCCGAAGAACGAAAAACAGATCCAACTAACAACTCCGTTGAACCTCTGTAGTGCAGCCATTGTTTTCGCAGATGAACCACCAGAGTTAAAAAACATAAACGGTTGTTCAATGTAGATCTCAGAGATTGTGTGCCCTTCTTTTGTGTTTACTATGTTTATAAGTGAGTTTTTTATAACATCACACTTGGTAAAGAAATTTTTATGCTTTCTCAAATCAATTGATTCGCAGTATTGCACTTTGCCTTGTTGATTGATTATTGATACACCTGTGATAGATGTGGAAACGTCTAATGCTAATATCATACTTGTTATTATACTATATGTCAAGTTTTATTTTAAAAGTATATGCGTCGTCTTCTGTCTTTTTTATTGGTTCGGCTAGATGAGCAACGCCGAGTAATCTTTGGTTGTCATCATATATTGCAACTTTTGAGATAAATGTTGTTTTCTTGAAGGGAGCAGAAAAATTACCCAAGGTTGACGTGGCAATATTTTTTATTGAAGACGAAGCCTCAAAAAATGAAAAAGTGCCTGTTGTTGTGTTATTAGAATTACCGCCATCTAAAAAGGTTGGGTTGTTGCTAAAATTGTATTTCCCCTCTGGGGCATGGGCAAACATTGTAAGTGTGGGTGTAAAAGTGGTTCCCTTAAATCTCATTTCAAAAGAACTGCTTAACACTCCAGCAGCCGTATCTGCAAAATCAACCCACTGAGCGGTGGCGTTACTACTGGCATACCCGTCACTTACTCCCAAACTAGCCGTTGAGAATAAAGCAATAAAACCCTCGTTGTAAAGAGCAACACCAACGACAGCGCCGTTTGAAGCAGTAGCCGAACCGCTAACTTGAATTAATTCCCCGTTGTTATCCCTATCTATTGCCTTTGCCAACAGTGAGCCAGTATAATAAAAATCAAGTTCAATTCCACCTTTTTTCATAGATGAACCATAAAAAATACTCGGAATCGATATAAGTTTTATTTCTTTGTTATCGAAATACGTTGAAAAATCAAAAAACTTCGACAGTCTTCGATAATGATTAATAATGTTTCTTAATGCTTTTGTGTGAGCAAGATCTGTTCCTAGTTCAACCTGCACAGAGGAGGTAAGAGCCAAAAACGTTTTAAACTCAGCCCCCGGTAGCGCCGAGTTGTATGTTGATTTTGAAATAGTTTTGAAAGCGGCGCGGTCATTGTCCTTGTTTAAAAACTGGAATATTCTATCATCGCCAACTCTGTTTACGCTTATATCAAATGCTGAAATGCATCCGTTTGGAACGTTGGAATTGGAACTTGAAATATTATTAAAGTATGTATTTCCACCCGCAAATGTAAAAGTTACTTGCGGGTTTGCTTCGATGGTGTTATAGATAACCTCATCTTTGGAAAACTTCTTTAGTTTCATTAGTAATCAAGCCTAACCCTCAATGTCAATTCGTTCGCTGGGGTCTTTTTAATTGGCTCGCTTAGTTTCGCTACAGCCAATAATTCGTTGTCTGGCGAATACATGCCAACTGTTGTGATGTAAGAAGTTGGCAAGTCATCTGGGTCTTCCTTTACAAACACTTTTGATGCTGTTGTGTAGGTCGGGTTAGAACTGTAGTTAAAATCTGAATTCATTGCACGGCAGAAGTAGATTGTTGAATTTAATTCTGTTGTGTTGTTGAATTGATTAGTTTGCCACCTAGCACGAACGCCGTCAGCCAAATCGTTAATTGATGAACCTGTAAGAGAAGCACTCAAAGTTCTGCCATTTGCGTCAAAAGTTTTGCCGCCTGCATTGGCTCCTTGATTGTCTGTACCAAAAATTGAAGCCGTCAACACTGCCACGCCTGCCTGATAGAACAAAAGCCCAACATTGTCGTCGTTGTCGTCTTTTAGAATACCGTATTCTCCAGCGGGGGAGTTAACTTTAAAACTAGTGGCTGCTCCAGAGTCAGTGATAACTTTAGCGTGTGTTGGCGCAACATATGTACCAGAAGCGTAAACAGTGAGGGAATATGTTCCCTTTTGAATTTCATCTTTGGCTAACAAACGACTGTAGTTAAGGAAGAAGCAAGTTGAGTGTTTTGTTCCACCGGCTGCGAAGTTGCCGTCAGCATCAAATATTTGAACTGAACCTGTAGTGTCAAATCCTGATAAAACCTGAGCCATCTGATTGTATACATTAATCTTCTTTGACTGTTGATTGGTAGTCGCTTCGGTGCCACTCTGTGGAGAACTGGCTGCGTATCCAACAGCGATATCAAAAATGTGGTTTGCAGATGAACTTAAAAACGGGTAATCAAAAACAGACTGGAACATGCCGTGTGCGTATGTTTTGATATTAAGATCGTCATAAGTGCCACTGACAAGTGTACCTGTAAGTGGAATTGCCTCGTGCAAAAGTGTTTTTGTTGAACTTTTATCGTTGGGTGTAAGTGTTTTAAATGAACTAGCCATAATTGTTTCCTTTTATTATCATTTCTTGAGAAATCGTAGTGGGATGTCTAATGAAAACCCAGTGTTACCACCAGTAACTCTCATAATAGAATCAATTGAATTGAACCCTGCTTCACTGTCGATTGTTAAACTTGTACCAAATTTTGTGAACAGAGCGGTAGAAGTTCTTAGACTTGTTGAAGCCTGAACTTTGAATTCAACGCTTCCCTGAAATGGTCCTGATAGTGATGAATTCGTATTGCTACTGTTGGTGTTTGGAATATTTTTATTGATTACATCTGTTAGGACATAAGTTGCCACTTGGTCATCGTCTAAAAATGCAAACTCTAATGCTTCATTGGTGTCGGCGTTGACAAGAGTTCCGAGTCTATTATCCAACTCAACAATAATTTGTGTCTCAAGCAAATCTGCGTCGATTGGTTCTGTTTTAGCCAACTCGGTAGTATCGAAACCGATATCAAAACGAATGTAGTTTGGAGAATCCTTCGGCGAAAAACCGTTCAAAACACCCTGACTTGATGCGCCACCAGTTTTTAGTTTAGCATTGTTGGCAGTTGTGTCGTCTACTGCGATGACATGAATGTTTCCATTGGTGGAATCCGTAAACAACTTAGCATTGTTGTCCGTTGAATCATTCAATTTAAAGATTGGGAGATAAAAAATATCGTTTCTAACATATGATACCAATCTGTGCTTTAAAAGCGACGTATTGTTTGTAAATGCCTCTAACACAGGGCTTTGAAGAATTTCCAAATCAAAAAACGCCGAGCCAGATGGGTGTGCGCCTAGTGAGTTGTTTGAGTTTCGGTATAATGCGTAGTTGATTTCATCGTCACCAAGGGCAAACTTTGTGATTTTAAATGAACCATCACCTTTTGCCAAGCGCATTCTACCTGTATCGGTTAGAACTGCGTCTAGGATAATATCACCACTGTTATCTAAAAAAGCCATTTTTGTTCCTCTTTTACTTTATCTTTTTATAATTAGCAATTAGAGACTGTAAAGTTTGTAAGTCGAGCTTGTTATTTCTTATTTTTTCAGCCAACTTTTCAATCAATTCATTCTCTGCGCTAAATTCTTCCTCGCCTATAAATAGTTGCGACAACGCTTTTGTTGACATGTCAAAGTAATTTGATACTTCTTGTAAGTCGCCACCAGTAAATCCTTTGGATTTCGCCTCGCTTGTTGACTCTTTTTGATTCAAAGTTTTATCGAGTTCTGAGTATTTTGGATTGAAGTTTAATTCAATAACCCTGCCCGTGGCGCGGGAGGTTGCCCTAATTTTAAAAAAGTGATTACCATTAAAATCTATCCCTTCTAATTTGTTTTCATCAGCGGCGGTAAATTGTAACTGATATAGATTAGGGTACTTAGGATCTCCAATGTTTGTTGCAATCGCTTGATTATCTGACAAGGATACACTTATTATACCATTTGAAAGAAGTGGTTCGTAAACTGGCTCTGGCGTTATCTCAGATGGGAAAGCATATGGTTTTACCTCTGCCACATGAAGTTCTTCCTCTTCATCTACACGAACCTGAACAATTGGCGATGGATTAGAAAAGTAACCATGAGCGTTGATTGACCGGAAACAATAGTAATAGTCGTTATTAGGAACAACGTTGTCATCGAAACCGACACCTTTCGCTTTGTCGAGTTTAATCCTTTTTGCGAATATAAAGTCTTGATATGAAAACGGTGCCTTTTCAAGCCTTAGAATTTCATATGCCACCACTGGTGATTTGGTATCAAACACAAAATCAAATGCCCTGAGTATTCTCTTTACAGTAGGGTCGTTAGTGTTGTTTATCTCAGACAACAACCCTTTCATTGGATCTGCCGGATTTTCTGTTGTAATTTTTCTGACACGCGGGAGTTGTTGCGCGATTAATTTTGTACTGGTAATCCCACCTTGGGGTTTGAGTTCCCTTGATAAAAACTGGGATAATAAATTGTCGTTCTCTGGAAACAATGGAAGTATTACATCCTTAATGCCTGAAACATTATCTGACAATACTAATTTCACTTTAGTTGGATCTTGTCTGCTAGGAATTACCAATGATGTTGGGTAAACAGGTGGTGCGTCCAGCACATACACTTCTTGTGATTGAAAAACTGGGATACGCATCATTCTTAAGTCTGGGTATGATCTAAAGAACAAGTTTAATCTGTCAACCTGTAAATTTCCGGTCTCTTCTGATTTGAAAAGTTCTCCGTCTTTAGTTATGCTTGTGAAGGTGCTTTTAGTTCCCGTTCCAAGGCTTATAACGTGGACAAACATTCGATAAACATATCTTTGATCGTAATTTACACCAGCATCAACCAGTTTAATTAACTCGTCTTTGTCTGTTGAAGCCGGAATGATATACTCTTTTTCAAAAATAACATCTTCGTCGCCATTGGCGTTTACAACAACCCTGTGTCTTTCAATAGAATAACAAACAACCTCGGCATAGTTTTTCAAAGGCTCTGGTCTTGTTGTGTTGGTCTCTGGGTCATTAACCCGTTCTACTAGGCTTAAAAAGTTGTCATTTACGAACTGTTCCATTCTCGACGCAAAAATAAACGCATCAAACTCTGTTACCGTGGTGTTCTCATTGTGATCTGTATAAATAAAGTCTGTTTTTGCTGCAAGCAGTTCTTCGTTTGGTTCACCGGGACCACCCATTTTTAAGCCAGTGGCTAAATCAATATTTGCTATTGTGTTATCAAAGAAACTATTATCAGGGTCAAAAAAATCACTTTTGCGTTGGGCTTGTGCAAGTTTTACAGCCGCTGGTCTTAGTTTTTTGAGACTCTTGCTTTGCATAATAACATTTGAAATGGGAGAAATAAGACCCTCGTTGTTAAGGGCAAACCCCAAAGTTTTTGCAATTGCTGTGGCTCTGCGAACTTCTGTTGTCTGTGGACCAAGCGTGAAGTCTTTGTTTATTTTCGTAAAATCTGCTTCGCCGTCATCACTGATTGAAAAGAATGGTTTTTCATGTCTGTCGGCAAGGTTATATAAAAATGTCTCGTACAAGTTTAAATCTTGTAATATTCTTTTGAATTCGCTGTTTCCAGCGTTCTTAAGTATTTTGTTTAAGTTAGCCTCTACCGTCACGCTGTATGGTAATAGTTTTTCCGTATTGTTGGTGGCGTCTAGAAGTTGTTTATCTTGTGAAATAAAGGTCGTTGGGTTTGTTTCCCAAAATTCAATTGGCAAATTTGTTTGTTCGGATAAAAACTTCTTTCTTTCTAAATCAAGCGATTCGCCGTCATAGTTTGGTTGTCCCAGATAATTCTTAAAAAATGAGTTGTTTTTTTCTACTGGTCTTATCCTAAAAGTAAATTTACCATCTTTATCAATACTCTCGACGTATGTTCTGGACTGTAAATCTGTTTTGTAAGCGAATTCGTTCTTTGAAATTATTTTGTCTTTTGTCTTGTTGCGGTCATTTATAATTTTAGTGGACCTGTAGGCATAGTAATCGCCGGGGCGAACAATTTCTTGATTAGCAGGTGTTGTCTTTGCGTCAAGGGATTCTAGTTTGTTTACATAGAAGTTATAATTTGGCGTAACTCTAACATAGAGAGTGTCTTCTTCGTCAGGAACATCTAAATCAAAATAATGTAAATATTGTGGTAAACCAAGGGCAGGGTTTAACGAAGAGTCATTCCAAGTGCCCTCATAAGCGTGAGTGATAATCTTTTCTTGTCTTACTTCTCCAAAAAGGTAGTTTACTGTTTCATCTTTACGAAAATCAGTCACATCTTCGCTGGTTAATTCTGAAGATAATGGGGTTGCAGTAATGTCGTTTTTGGCTCTTGCAAAAGAACTCTCGGTGGATTTGGTGCTGCTTTGTACCTTGTACAAAGATGCAACAGCCAAAGGCAAGTTGCCATAGGAAGTGGGTTGTTGACCCTCTCTTTTATTACCTTTAAAAATATAGTTCTTTTTCATGGTCTTGTATAAATAGGTCCGGTGTTTTTAATTTTTAAAGAAAAACGATGCGAACGGGTTGTAAACTTGATTACCGATGTTTTGTTTCTTTTTCTTTTCTGTCTCTGTTGATTTAGTTACAGGAGCGGCTGCTACAGCGGCTTCCATTGCTTTTGACGCTACCTCAGTTGCAACGGCTTTTTTGGTTGTTGTTTTCGCCGTGGCGATTTGTTGAACCGTAGCAGGCTTTTGTGCTTCGGTTTTTGCCTTTTTACCGGCTGGAACTGGTTTTGTCGCCACCTTTTCCGCTGGGATCACCGTTGGTGGTTCCGTGGCGTTTGGATTAGGAGCAATTGGAGTTCTGTCTGTTTTTGTTGATTTTACTGGTTGAAAACCAGATTTAACTTTGCGAATTGGCAATTTTCTCGATTTGCGAGGGGCTGTGACTGTAGGCTCTACTTCTGTATTGCGAATTGGTACCCTGTTCAAATCTCGATCATCATCCTCCACAGCGGCTTGGGCTGACTGTATTTCTAGACGAGTTGGCTTGCTGCGTCCAGACGCTTGCGCCGACTGTTCTTCTAGTCGTGTGGGTTTTATAGCGTCCAAATCAATTCCAACCAATTTTCCGAGACCGGGGGTTTGGATTCCCGTAGTGAGCGCGGCTCTTGTAAGAGCCACTTCTTTCTTAACCCTTTGTGCATCAGCGGCGGCAAACTTGTCTGCGATGCTGGAACCTAAGAATGATTCTTTATCAAAACCCTCAAGGGCGGTTGGCTTTAGACCAACGGTTTGCTTCTTGCCGGTATCTTTGGCAGAGGTATCAAATGAGTTTGGAATCACTGCGGTCTGTTTTTTCTGAGGATTTTTATTGTTTGGCAATTCAAAAATTGTGAAATCTGACATTTTGCCAGTGTCTAAAACAAAGTATTGATTGATAATAGTTGCTTTTAGTTGTGGCAAATTAACAACCAAGTCATCTTTAATAAAATTGAACCTAGCCAAAACATACGCCCCTTGGATTCCGCTGATACCTTTATAGGGTAGCCACTCTCCATTTTGTAGAACTTCTATTTGAACCACATTTGTTAAAACCATAATCGCAAATACAGTTTTTGCAAAATCATCTGGAGCATTGGCTCCTGCTACATTTAAAATGCTGGCAATGTGGGTCTGTAAGTCTATAAAGTATGGAGAGCCAGTATCCTGTGGAGGGTTCATTTTAAGAGCAAACAGTGCTGGCGGTAAATCAAATTTATTTAAAGATGTAATACCATTAGTGGTTAGTAATTTTTGCAGTGTGCTAACAAATTCTTCCTGACCAATAGTTTGTAATAGACTGTACTGTGAAGTCAAGTTTTGTAAATCTTGATAGTTCTCTTTTTTCTTGGTGTAAATTGATTTGTATTGATCAGACTTGTTAAATGGATCACCACCTCCAAAGAAATCTGCAAAGGACATCTTTGAAATATCGTCCGTATTTTGGAACTTACCAGAATTAGTGGAGTCAATGACGGAAATGTTTGCACCTAGTAGACTCTGCAACAGTTTCGTTGGATCATTTTTGCCAGTGTTTTGAACATAGTTTATTTCTTCGCTGTCGGCAATACTTAAAACTAAAGAAGTTACGTTTTGGTTAGGTGGTGGATTAAACAAGTTCGTCTGGTCCAGTGTCTCAATTACCTGATCATTAAAGTTAATCGTAACCGGAGTAAAAGTTTTTCTTGTAAAATCGATATCTCTAAGAGTATTTGCCTCGCCATAATATTTTGCGTACTCCAGTTGGAACAAATTCTCAATCTGGGTCGGTGCAATTTCTGGGGCAGTATCGAACTCTGTTGGTTTACCTTTTTCAAGGTAGTTTAATGAAACGTTATTGAACCCCTCAACAGACACAACTCCTGATAGTTCATATGTCTTTTCGGGTGCCTTTGGTGGCTTAGAATCTTTATTTTTAGGTTTCTTGTTTAATGATGGGTCTCTTAAAAACTTTTTACCCTGTTCTATGGAGGCACGAAGCGAATCTTTTAAGATTAGATATGTGCTTGGTAAAATTGTGTCAATATCAATCAGGACCAATAACGTCTTTACAACTTCGTCATACAACTGAGTAAAGATTTGCTCGCTGGTGAAATCTTTTGCTTCGGGTGCTTTCACAACTGCTCCAAGGTATGTGTAGTAATCTGTAAAAACAGATTTTACCTGTTCAAACAAGGGTTTAAATTCTGTTTTAAATTCGTCCGTCATTCTTTCAAAACTTGGATCATAATATTTACTCATGACAATAATTGGCTCAAGAGCCTCAAATTTTGACAAAGCCGGAAGCACCGAATCAAAGTAGTTGTTTAGCGCTGTTAATCTTTTTGAATCATAGGTCACTCTAATGCTGTACTTGTAATCGTACATGTTTTCAACTGTCATGTCTTTCATAACAAATAACAGTCTAAGGTTGTTGTCGTCTGCGCGGTAAACAGCAAGGCGTGAATTTGCTTCAAGAGTTGTAACATCTTTAAAATCAGCGATATAACGACTGCCCTCTGCAATTGCCTGTTTTATTACGGATTTAGGAACGTTGAGTATTTTTTTATCTAAAAAGTCCTCTGTAAATCTTTCGTCTATGTTTTTTGGAACCTTTCTTCTTAGAATTTCAATACTTTTTATATTATCTTCGTATGCGTTGATTGCCATACCTGAATATTGGAAGGCGTCACCGTTTAAAAACTTCTTAACGTCAAACTCAAAGGCTAAATTAACAGAATTCTTTTTGTTTGTTCCCCAAGAAAAAACAGGGCTAACTGGTGAGGCGATTTTTTCTAGTTTTTTGCTGCTAAAATAGTCGCCCAATGCCGTAGCAAACTTCCTGCTGTAAAGAAGTTGATTGCCAAGTTTGTCAAATGCGCCCTGTACAGAGAGTGGACCTTCTTCTAAGTCTATTTGAAAATACTTGCCTGAGTTTACACCGACAAAATTAGAAATGATTGACGAATCTTGAATGGCGACAAACTGTAGATTTGGGTCTTCTTCGTCAAGCGGTAACTTTTTAATTGTTGTCTCGCCAGTATCCTCATCAAACTCTGTGGTAAAAGCACCTGCCCATATTTCTTGTTGGTTTGTTTGTAGTGCTTGAAAGGTAAAATTTACTTCTCCATTTCGTGCGATAGTAAACGGAAAAGCATATGTTAATTTTGATGCCTTTGTCGGGAATGGCAAACTTACTTTTGTTAGGTCAGCAGTTATTTCAATAAACCCGCTTAGATCTATAATCCTGTCATCGGCTATAACTTTTATATTTGTTTGTACTTTACCTCGGTCATCTAAAAAAACCTGACGCTCTGTCATTTTGAGATTTTTAAAAGTGCTACTAAATTGATATTTTCTAACCTCTCCAAGTTCGGGAGTTGAAAACAAAAGCGCTTCGTCCGGTTTAAAGAAGCCGGGGTCGCCAAATCGATTCGATTCTACTAAAGATGGGTTGAAAAAGGAAAAGCCTCCGTAAACAGGAGAAGTTATTAATGACTTACCCTCTAAGTTCAAGAAAGCACCTTTCTTTTTAATTTCACCTGTGGACAAGGCTTGTAAAGTCTCGTCTGACACATCTCTAGTCATAATGACAGGGAAGACTGTCAAAAAATCTTTGTACTGTTCAAAAACATCCTTACCGTTCAACACTGGGGCGTATATTGAATAGCGAATATCAAGACTTATTCCATCCTCATCGTTAAGAACAATCGATTCTATAACTGGAAAAGGGATCTTTTGCAGCCCAAGAGATTCTTTATTTAGATCTTCAAAATTCATTTACAGAAATCCTCGTCAACTTCAGGAAGGTTATCATATATACCTTCGGCAACTGAAAAGCCCGATGTTTGTTCCAGCACTAAATTATTTTCTGTTTGCACATCAAGGTAGTATTCCAAAGAGTTGGGCGTTGTGTCTTCTCCGAAAGAACCGTTTGGATCAAGTTTTGTATAAGTTACTACTGTCTCAAACACGCTGTCAGAGCCAACACCACTTACGCGAACAAGACTTTTTTTCATTAAGAAAAATTCTAATTCAAATGTATCATTAACTTTTGAACCACCCTCTTCTAATAATAAACCAATTGTTCTACCCCTTCTAACTTTTAAAATTGTGTCATTAAAGTCATAGGCTGTGACCACTTGGTCACGCTCGATAATATCTTTTTCCGGGGCATATAAATCTATTTCTCCATTTATTTCTTCGGATAGTTTCGCCGTGCTTATTAGATCTGGATCTGCTGCGTCAATTATAGCAAAGACATTCAAATCAAAATTTAATTGTGGAACCTGATATGAAGAACTGCCTACTAACTTTGTCAGAGCGGAGGATGAAATCTCGTTTTTTAAACAAATATAATTAAATCTGGGGGCTTGTGGATTGCCCAACTCAGAATGTGACAGCCCTTCAAACGCTTTGTATAATTCTTTCTCTCTGTATGGCATGTCTGCGATATATGGTTTAAACTTATCATCTTCGGGAGCAGCGGTGCCAATTATAATATTTGTTTTTGGTGTTTCGCTTATGATTCTTTCTTGAGTTTTATTTTGTTCTTCTGTAAAGGATGCGTTTGAACTGTCATATAAAATGTCATCGTCAACAAAAGCATAAAACTTTGGTGAAAACAAACCTTTAGAAATTTGTTGTTTGCCGTGCTTTGTTAGCACTAGGTCGATAACTTGTTCTTTTTGATTTAAAAAACTCATTTGGTATAATTAGATTTAGTCATCTGTTTTCTTGACAAAATCAACCTCTGCTGTAATCTTTGCTGTTTCCACTAATGAACAGAAATCATATGGGTAGTTAAAACTGTAATCATCAATTGAGAACTTGCTACCATCAATATCCAGTGTTTCAAATGATTGTTGAGCAAAAGTTGGATCTTCAGCGGTCATGGCAAAGTAGTTCGCCTTTGATCTTTTCTTGACCTTAAAAATCACCCATTTAATTACTGGGTTTTTTGTGTCCATCATATTTGGGAACAATTGCGTCTTTTCTAAATCAATCTCAATGTAAGATGTATCAATATCAAAATCGGCGAGGGGCTTTGGAGGTAGATTTTGCCAGAACAAAGAAATGTCTTCTTTATCCAACGCAACTGAGTATTCTTTAACAATCATTCCAAGTGGCATAATCTCTTTGTTTCTTTTGAAATCAAAAGCAGGCGGGAATACATACTTGTCCAAAGATTGATGGAGTTGATACCATTCATTCGGAGTTTGTCCGTTGGCTACAGCCTTGGCTCCCTCAATCAACAAAGCATCTAGATTCTGTCTTTCAATTTGGAAGAACTTTTTAGTCTGTCCAATTACCTTGTAAGGTATGCATACGATGGCTTCCTCAATCTCGGTTGTTTCTGACAACTTGCCCAACTCTGCCTCGTCTTGGAACCTAAAGAAGTCTTTAAGGCTTTTCTCTGTGCCACGAGCAGTTTCTTTGACTGATATTTTAAATGTGGCACCATTTTCATCATCTGGTATCTTGCAGAGCGATTTCCAAATGCCAGTGTAAATGCTGGTGCTGTCTCTCGTTAAAAATGGGGTTTCCCATTTTGGTTGAATGACCCAAACAGTATTTGATGTATCAAGCGGGTCAATGGTTTTTATTGGCAGACCTGTTGTGGGGTCAATCTCAGTTTGCGCCTTATTCAAACGTGACAAGAAGTTAACAGAGTCTCCAAAGTTTGGCATTGAAGAAGTAACAAAGTCCATGTACATTGGAGAGGCAGACGCTTTATCGATAGAGGGCTCTCTGTAATCCTGAATTTCAATGCTTTGTGAAAAGGTTGCTGTAATTTCATTTTGGATCTGTTCAATTGTATACTGTTTATTTTCTTTTGGGTTCCACTCCAAATCAACAAAGACATCACCCTCGCCCCAACCGGGACGCCAAATTCTATCAGTTGGCATAACTCCGAGTGAATAGCCGTTGCCGCCGCCATCGGTGCCGTCATCTTGATTAACAAGCGCACCAGAAACGGGCGGACCCCAGCCCGCTCTGCGGTCTTTAGAGTTTAATGCCCACATTGTTTGAGGTTGAGTTGTTAGATTCTTATTAAAATCAATACTCAAAGACAATCTCATTTTATAAGTATCACCAGCCTCTACAGTGCTTAATTCCTTTTGTTGTTTTGATCTAATGGTTGTTAAAGAATTCTTATTTAAGCAGAAATCAATCGTACTAGCCAAGAAATTAGACATTGCCATTTGGTACAATGGTTTTATATTTTTGTTGATTCTTACAGCCGTTTCTTCATTTATTCTTGGAGGAGAACCTGCGAAGGGCTGTCTAGTCAAAGACATGCTAACGTCTGGATACATATCAAACCAAAAATCAGTAGTTAAAGTGTTGAGGGTCACTAATTCTTCAAATTGTAATTTAAAAAATCCATCTAAATTACGCATGTTGTCGATACCGGGAAGGAACATTCCACTACCAAAGCCGCCAGAGACTGTTCCACTATAAGCCATGGTAAAGAAACTAAAATCGGGATCGTTATAGTCGCCTTCGATACCGGGATTGACTTGGGTCGAGGCGAGGGCTGGACCTCTGAGATTCCCTGCGTCTGAACCAGTAAACATCCCGTAATTAATTCCAATACCTGCTTTGATTGAGTTGTATAAAATACCGGGAGCGAACAATGGTTGTAATGTGGTTCTAAGAGATTGCTCACTGCCGTTGATGTTTGGACCAATAGTGGCTCCGAATATGGTCCCGGTGTTCTGTTTAAACTGCACTGCGTTTGCGACAGAACTACTAAAAATATTTACTAGTTGTACTGTGCGCTCGGCTGGATAAAAACCCTCGTATGGTAGAAGTTTTGTAATAGCGTCAAACTTTAATCTTAATTTACTTGGCTTCATAAAGGAGCTATGCTTGCTTTTAAATTGAGCGAAGTTAACCAAGAGATCCCCGTCTTCGTATGATGGTAGATTCTGGGTTGCGTTAGAGGAGCCTGTGATTTCTCTAGCGGAAACCAAATCTGATGATAACTTAGAGGAGCCAGTTGTTAGTTCTCCAATGTGTTCAGAAATCCTGTACTCTGGTATTAAAGAGTGATCCTTACCAACAATTTTTACAAACTCAGAAAATTCTTTATGGTCATTGTAATAACTTGGACCCTTGCCGTATTGTTCGGGGGCGAACCACTGACTAAAGAACGAAGTGTTAAATTGTGGAAAACGAAAAGCTTCGTCACCGTAAGCAAAATAATCTGTGGTGATCCAAGGCATTTCAAGTAAAGGTCCAAAACTGCGGCTTGGCATTCCAGCTAGCCTAAAGCCCTCGGGACCAATAGCGGCAGTGGCGTCAGGAATAATCGTGCCATCTGGATTAAAGGCACCTGTGGGCACATGGCTGATAAACGTGGTTAAAAAGTTTTTTGGATCTCTAAGTATACCAAAAGTCATATTTGATGCAGCCACAGTATCATAATTAATTAATTGAGAGTCGGCTGGGTCAGTCGTAAGGAACTTGGCGGCGTCCACTGGATCATTGGTTCGGCGTAGATTGTAAAATTCGTTACCGTTACCCGCCAAGGTTGTACCGTGTTGATTTACTGCCGAGGCGGTTACAAAAGTACCCGTGATTCCGTAAGGAATAAAATCTCGATAATTAGAAATGGCAAACTCGTCTCCGGTACCTGTCTTTGCTCCAAAACGAGGAGGAGAGTTTGTCCCACTAATACTAGTATCAAGCGGGTGACTGCTACCTATTACAGAATTACCAGACATTGCCGCTTGAGTTGGGAATGGTCCCTGATAAATTAGCGGCAGACCAAGCGTATTTGTAAATCCAGTGACAGTAGAGGAATCTTTATACTGTGGCAATGTTGGGGTACTATCAAATGATTTTAATAAAGTTCTTTCTTCAATTGTTTCTGCCCAAGTTTGTGTAAACTGATCTCTTATTAGCCTGTTTTTAGTAAAAGAGAACTTCTGTAATGGATAAATTTGATGAGAAAATTTAACAAAATTAATGTTGTCTTCGCTTATTGCGTCTTGAGCAGGCGATACATAGAAATCGTAAAACTTGTCGTAAGAAGATTTCATATCTTTTTGTGCCTTGCTGGTCAAGATACTTTGCAAATCATTGTCAAAGAAAAATCTTTTTTCGGAATTATCTGAAATTGCAAACAAGGTTTCATTGCCTGTTAGATCTATTGGGTCTATGTCTGCCACCAATAGCACAGGGGCATCATAAGTCGCAACTGGTTCGCGTGCATCAAAGAATCCTGCCTCTGCAAAATCAAAAGGATTTTCTGCGGTTCCAACGGCAACTGGATCTCGCTGGGCTGTAATAATGTTGTTACGGCGTAAGTGACGTGTTGCCAAGTGACGCTCGCCTCTAATTTGTGCCCATGAATTGTATCTAAACCCGTGTGTAACAATATTGTTAAAGTAAACATCAATATTGTCCGCAAGGCTCGCGACGGTTGTGTAGTTGTTTGGGGCTTTTACAAGATAGTTGCCATCCAAATCGCTGTGATAACCGCCGAAAATACTAAACTCACCGGGGGCAGTGACGCCAGCAAAGTTGACTTGATAATCAACAGAAGATTCAAAGTCTCTCAAGGTTGAGGTTGGCACATTGTAATCTGATCCAGTGGCAAAGCCTGCCAAAATTACTATATTTTCTGAGCCTGTTAGAGTTCTTGCGGCTGCTTGAACCCAAGAATACCCAAAGTCTCTTGCTGGAATTGCTCTAGAAAAGAAACCGTTGTCGAATAAGGTTGAAGTAACAGCAGTGGTCCCTGCGGTTAACAACATTCTTTTTGTACCGTTTCTCTGAACTTTGTGGATTGAAGCCGAAAGATCGTTACTTCCAGATGTTGTTCCACCAAACGCACTGGGTTTTTCCATTCGCGTGTTTAATGGATCTCGGATTGCCCTGTTACGGTAATTCAAACTGTTGTAAACACTGAATTCTCTGTTGACCGGATCAAGATAAGGACCATATGTGTCTGGTCCACCGGGGGCACCAAATATTTCTCTAAATACTGTTTTATTGGCTGCGCCTGTAATTACTGGGAAGTCCATGATACCCGAGACGTATGGGCTTTGTAGTGCGCCAACGACCCCTGTAAGATCTGCTTTGCTAAAATTGTTGATAGACTTGCCTGAAGTTTGGACAACTTCGTAGTTTTCTTTAAAGTTACCCATGGCAGAACCAGTGGTGCGAATATTCTTAATATTTACTGGCGCACGCACAGGTGGGTCTTGGTAAAACTGGTCTACTGGTTCGTCATAACCTAAATCAGCGCGAGGCGATTCAATTAAAATTTCTGTTGTGTTGGATGTATCAAATCTAAATCTTTCTAGTCTCGTCCCAACATCTGTTAGTCTTCTTTTTCTCGATTTAAATCCACCAACTCGTTGTGAGGTAAATGGACCCTGCATTGGTTGTTCAGGATCAGGACCAAACACATCGTGGTGTATGTTTGTAACAACGTGGCTTGGGTTCGCTACATTGTATGCACTACTAAGATAATTGCCATTAGTAGAAATTGATTGAGAAATTAAGTTACCGGGAGCGGCAAGGTCAAAGCGGAAACTTTGTTCTGAATTGTCGCCGTATGCCACTGTTGTTGTAGCACCTAAATCACGCTTGTCTAACAGTTCCAAATCATCATCACAGGCGACCACATTAACAGTGCTTGCCGAAACAACCATTTTACCAAAACCAGCGGAACTTGTATTGAAAACAACGGCTTTGTAAAAGTCAAGTTTTTTGTTCTTGTTAAAGTTAATACCACCCTTGAACTCCCGACCGATAGTAACTTTTTGTTTAACTGGAGAGTTTTGTTCTCTCTCAATCTGTTGGAAACTGGCAGTGTGAATTAACCTTCTACTGTTTAGTGTGCCAGCAGATCCTGTTGGACCAAACGCAGTGTTTGCTCGATCAGCACGGAATTTCCACCAAAAGCAGTTGTCCGCTTGAGAGTCGGATAATGGTCGGTGAGAAAGTCTCCAATCTTGATTATTGGAACCTGAAGCAATTGCCTCTGGGTCTGGTCTTCTAAACTCAACCGTTGGTAACTTGTGTTGATATTTGTTTCTCTCTAATATGTGACTTTCAACAACGTTGTAAATCTTGTCTGAACCATTTAGTGTGGCTGGTAATAGATGTAACAACATATCGTTGATTGCATTGTCGAGCCACTGGTAGTATTCAAAGAATGCTGCACTGGTTCTTTTGCTAATAACAGTTGAAAAATAATCTGTTGCTAACTTCTTTAAATCTTTGTACTCCATTCTGTACTTGTTTACAGGATTACCGATTAATTCGTTAAAACCATCGAGCGAGGAGAAGAAAGAGATGATGTCTCTATTGAGTGCTTGCTGTGCGCTTTTTTCAATTGTAAAGTAAGCGAGTTTGGCTTTTGTTATGCTTTTCGTTGCAGCGTCATCTTCGGTTAGAATTCTAACGCCAGATAGTTCACCAAAGTTTTCTGGGTTAATTGTTTTACCCACCGTGAAGAACCTTGAATTATAAATGTTCTCCGATGATGGGGTAAACCCAAATCCTTTCGCTTGGTAAAGACCACCGAGAATATTATCTAAATCAGTTAAGCCGGTGTTATTATAGGAGCCTGATGATAGGTCATCTAGTGTAAAGATCCCTGAACCATCAGATTCTGATAAATTGTCAGTTCCAATGTTCATCACCAAGGACTGTACTTTTGGAACATATGCTCCAGCAAATTTTTCTGATAGTGGTAAGAAATTTTCGTATGGTCTATCTCTACCAAAGTTTCTTGGATCTTTTGCGTGACTAATCAATTCATCACTTGACAGGTTATCAAACCAAACTCTGAAAAATCCGATTTCAACATCTGAGTTTGTTAACACTGATCCTGTGAAGTTTGTTCTGTTTGCTCCATAATAAGGCTTTCTGTTTTGGCTTAATAATTTTATTGCTCTCGTAGAATGAAAAGACGAGGACAAATCGAATGAATGATATAATCTTTCATCTTCTACATTGTAACCTCTAAAGTTTACTATGTAAGAACCAGATGCGTCTTGAAGAGAATTGTTTTGATCTCCGACCTCGTAACCAATTGGTTTAATTGTTACTGCAATGTTCCAAGTTTCGTTGTCGTATGCGTCGTCGAAAAAGCCTGTTTCAATTGCAGGGAACACATTTTCGCCTGCGGCGTCCACTGACGATGTGACTACAAATTTTACCTTTCTGTTTATTAGTGTGTCTCTAACTGCATATACCTGAAAGCCTGCATCATCACCAGAGAAAGTTGTGCCATCGTCGGCTGAACTTGTGGCTGTAATTCCATGCACGCCAAATATAGAGGAAGAAACTCCAACAAAGTTAACATTTGACTTTTCGCCAAAGTCTGGATATTTTGGCAAGAATACTTGGCACTCGTAAGTGTTAGCCATTCTGGCTTCAATTGGATCGGCTACTCCAAATGTTCCGCTGATATACGATGTTCCAATGCCGCCTGACAAACTTGGGAAAACGACTGCATCATTGTTTGACGCTGTTGAAAAGTTTACAAATTTGTATTTTTCAGCATATAATTCTCTCTTATCGTCCAACCTAATCGTTGTATTATCTTCGTAGATTGATAAGTTAATTAATTCATTGTCAACACCAAAGCAGCGGAGCGCGTTTCTCAAACTCTCAACGGTGCCCTTGGTTTTAAAAATCTCTGTGGCGTTATTGTTTAGGTTACCATAAATTATGCTTTTTATATCTTCTAACTTTTGTACAAATAATCCTGTGTCTCCAGAGTCATAAAAAGAGTTTAAGAAATCGGTGTTCTCTAAAATTCTGCCTACCAAAAGACCCTTTGAATTTAGTGATGACTGATCGAATTTGTTCTTAAAAATATTATCGCCATAATACTCAGCACGATTAATCTCGGGTAGAGTTTTTATTTCAAGGTATAGTTCATCTAAAGTAGAAGCCATAATCTGAGTAAGAGATTTTAATTCTTTTGAATTTTCATCGTCCTCTGTGGTAATCCAGTCTGGGAGTGTTTTATAAATGTTGTTATTGTTTAATAAGTCGTGCGTTGAGCCAGACAAGATTTTGTCGGAGCGATATGCTGATACATCTGGGTGAGTCTTGTATAAAATGGGGTCTTTAAATTCACGGACGGCTAAACCAGATTCTACAAATGCAGAGCCGGTTTCTCGTGCTGTTGATGTATAACCAACAAACGTGCCATTATTTAAGCGACCTGAGTAATCTAAGATTGTAGCGTCAGTTGTTGCATTTGTGGTTATGCCCTCATTGAACTTGAAGTATAAACCCAACTGGCGGTTGGATGAGCCTGTTACTGCACCACCATCAAGGGATTGACGGCTAAATATTGAAATTTGTTTTGAATCTCTGGTTTTTCGCCAAAATCTAAAATCATCAAGAGATGCAGATAGTTTACCAAACCCAAGAGCGCCGACGTTAGTTGATGCAGTTTGTTCAGTTACAAGTGCGCCAAGGGCACCAACAAACGCGCCAGTCACTTCGCTAATTGCTCCTGCAATAGTTTGTGTTCCCTTGTAGTCGCCGTCTAAATATGAATCAACAGACACTGCGCTTTCACCATATGAGAAGTTTAAGGCGACATGGTGCCAATCACCATCAACCAAATTCCCTGACGTAATTGCAGTTAGTTGTGCTTCCGCGTGAACTGTACCGGATGCGATAGAGACATTAATTACATTCGTTGAACCCGTCAACTCTACAGTAAAACGTCCTTTGGACTCAGCGAGCGACGAACTATTCCACAAATCAAAAATTACTTCTTTTTCTGTCAAAGTCGGCAAAAACTCTGATTTGTTTATCCAGAATTCAATGCAGTTGCCGTCAGAGGTTCCATATTTTAAATCAAATGTAAAATCAGTATCGTTAACGATGTCACCAACAGCCAAACCGCCATTAAACAAAATGTATTGTTGAGTGGCTGGTTCACCATAGCCACCTTCTTCGTCGCTTTGAGTTGTCCACCCATCAGATGAAAAAACTATGTATCCGTTTGTTCTTGGGTATTCGTTCTCAAATATATATGTCTCTAGATGTGATGCACTAAAAAGCCACAATTCTTTGTCTGTGGTCGTACCATCATACGGGTAGAAACCAGCGATATAGTCTACTGCCTTTGTATAATAATCTTCAGCAGAACCATAGAATGCAAAATTACTAGCAGTGCCAAAGTCAACTGGTGGAATGTACTTATCTCTATTCTTTTGTCTTACTTTTGTTGCTTCACCACGATCTAGTGTGTTGCCCACAGATTGTCTTGTTTTCTTGATGAGTGGCTTTGAGGTTTTATTTTGTGATTTTACTTGCTCTATGTATTTTTTGAAGCTCATCAATCAACCCTGAATTCTATAGTATCTTCTTGTTCTATGAAGTTTAAATCTTTCTTTATCACAAAATTAGCACGGTATTTAAATCCCGTTTCAAATTGTGAAAAGTCTAATTCAAAATAATTTCCCTCTGCGTCATAAGAAGTTTTTGTAAAAGCACCGTTGCCAGAGCCTGTTCCGTATGGAATAAACTCTAATCCATCAATCGTTCTTGTTACCTTGTAGTAAAGTTCCTCGATAATTGTCGAATTTGGCGTTTGTGATCCACTAGGATAAATAGTGGGCGACCAATCTTTTGGACGTGCGTAAATCTTTATTCTGGCTTTCTCGTCTGCCGAGTAAGTATCTTTTACATTCACGGGCAGAATCGTAAAATCGCTGAAGTCTCTATTATCTAAAGAGTCAAACGTCTCAACTGTAACTGCGGAGCCTGTTGCGTACTCTGTTGAGCCGGAATGCCACACTCCAAATAACTTTGTGATAGAACTTGAGGCATACGCAAATGAAGCAGAGTAAATCCCAGTTGAAACATGAGAGCCAGTAATATTGATGTCTCCGGTTGCTTCGACGCCCCCTCCCACTGGTAAAAACAACTTTGACCCAGCGGGTGCTGTGGTACCTGAATAAACGCTTAAAAGAATGTCGTTAGTCCCGACATCTGGTAAGTTTTGTAATTGTCCATCAATGTAGTTGTAAAGATACAAGTTATTTAAATTGTCGCTGGCAGGTGCCAATGCAGAACTCAAGAAAAATGTTGACGCATTATCTTTTTTCGCATCATCGTACCTAGACTCGATTACAGGGCGCTTTATGACATATTCGCTTGTTCTGCTATAAAATCTTTTTGTATAATAAGACGCAGAAACGTCTTCTTGGCTGGATGTTAGGAAGATTCCAAATCCATGATTTTCTTTTGTCCCTTCGATCCATTCGCCAACGAGCGAGGTTACATCAATGGAAATATCCTCTTCACCAGTTGTAAAAGATGCTGTAAAGCGGGGTGATGCGTAAAAGTCGCCACCTGTAGAGGTCCAAGCCACTCCTGTTGAAGCCGAAATCCAATTTGATGCACCTGTGTAATCTTTGTTCGCTAAATCTGGACCTGTGCCCTCGTTCCAAGCGCCGGATACTGCGGCGATGACAAGAGTAAAATCTTTAGGTGGAGGCTCGGGTTGCTCGGCTGAAAACAGTCTCAAAACAAAATTTGAACCACTTTCTATTGTTCCATCGGTAATTTCAGATGATATAGTTGAAATTGGAAACTGAATTAAAATTCTTGAATTTTCATTTAATGACGCAGACTCACTAGTTTGACCATAAATTGAAAAAACCTCTAGCGAATCTGCAAGACCAGCGTTAGTGCCAGTTAGTCGATTATCAAACACTTCACCAAACGCATTGGTGATTGTGTTATCTTTTGTTGCTGTGTATTTTTTAACTGCCATTACACTACCCTAAACTTAAATTTTTGTTTCTGCTCGCGGTATTGCCCATCTTCAAAAAATGTAAATTTAATTACATAATCTTCATTCTTTGGAAAAACAGAAAAATCCAAGTCAAAGTAATTACCCTTTGCGTCATGGGAAAGTCTCGTGTACTCTCCATCACCAGAGCCTGTTCCATATGAAACAATTTCAAAGTTATCTCTTTGGCGAACAATCTTATAATAGGCTTTATTAATTATTGTTGCCTCAAGTGTTGCTTGGGCTGTTGTATAAATTGTTGGTGATGCCGATGGATCTCTGACATATAACCTTATGCGACTTGTTTGATTTTGCAAGTATTGTTCTTTTAGATTTGTTAGCGACAAAAAGTATCTTTTTATCCTTCTTGCGCCAACGGAGCCACGGGCTGCGGGTTCTATCGCTGAACCAGTGTGATATTCGACTGAGCCAGAGTGCCACACCGGATGAACAAAATCCAACGAACTAGAATTGAATGCCAGTGAAGCAGAATAAATACCTGTAGAAACATGGGAGCCTGTGACATTTACATCACCTTCGGCTACAACGCCTCCACCGGCTGGTAAGTTTAACTTTGAGCCAGCGGGTGCTGTTTCTGATCCTGAATAAAAACTGACAAGGATACTACCCGTGCCAATGTCGGGTATGTTTTTTAGGTTACCTCGGATCTGATTATAAATGTAAATTGTGTTTAAATTATCTGCCGACGAGGCTCTTGATGCACTTAAAAAGAAATTATCTGTGTCATCTTGCAAAGAATTGTTCCAACGGGCTTCTAACTGTGGTCTGTAAGCCTCGTCCTCATATTGACGAGAATAAAATGCTTTTTTGTAAAACGATTCAGTGGTAGCCTCTTGTGAGGAGGTTAAATAAACCCCAACACCGTAATCTGCCACACCATCTGTCAAAACACTTTCAACATAAGGCGTAATATCTAAAACTAAATCTTGATCTGCTGCGTTAAATGACTCTTCAGCCAATGGTGTTGTTCTAAAATCACCCCCAGCGCTGGTCCACGTTATTTCTGGAAATGATGATGCGGTAAGCCAATTACTGCCAATTTCGTTAGAATCTTCCTCATCAAAACTTTCACCTCGACCTTCGTCCCATGATTGACTGATTGGTGCCACGACAAGTGTAAAAGAAGTCGGGCTAGTTGAAGTTTGTGGATAGTTTTTCAGACGCAAGAAAAACGACACACTACCGGAGTCAGGAATGTCGCCGTTAGCGCGGTCTGTGCTTACCTCAGACGTATCAAATTGTAATAAGACTCTAGACTTCTCATTGTCATCTACAGAGGCTGTAACGGTCGCATAGATTGAAAAAATTTGGAGTCTATCTGTTAAGCCAAAATTAAGCGAACTAACGCGGCGTGTGTTACTATACGACTTGTATCGGTTAGTAATTGTATTATCTTTTGTAGCATAATATTTTTTAACGCTCATTATAAGACTGTTCCGATTAAATCCTTATCAAAAAACTTGATTTCAAATACTTGATCTTCCTGTTGAAGTAATGACCTACCGTCAACTGATAAGTTATCAGCGATTGTAAACTGTGAACTTGAATAGTCGCCACCAGATAAACTCTTACAAAAAACCTCTGTTACATCCAAGACACCATCAACATCTTTTAACTCTCTGAATATGTCATTAAAAAATAAAGGCTCTCCGATGTCAAACTTCACATCAAAAAAGCGAGCGAGGCTTTCAATACAAGCAGCCAGAACATCAAACTTATTTCGGTCTACATCGGCAACAACTGTGAAATTTACCGACAGGTTTATTACTTTTGCATCCAAAATGTCAACCGTATCTGTGATCATTTTGTGTCTTGTTATCCAAGTCTTAAGGTTTTCTTTAATCGTGGTGTTCGTTTCTGTGAATTGACCTAAAGAGTTTTCGCTTATCACATATAGATTTAAATTTTTCTTGAAGGAATCTTTGTCCTGCAAAGCACGGACTCTTTTTACTGCGCCAAAATTGGAGGGCATTGAGTAACAAAGAGACTCGTAATCTTGTTTTGTGACGGCTCTTTTTTGACTTGCAATAAAAGAAACTGCTCTTGTACGAATCTCGTCCGAATCAGGTATTGCGACGGAGCCAACAATAGGTTCTTCGTTTGCCACTGCCAAACTTTGTTGGACCGCTTCTTCGGTTATAGCAGTGTTTCCAGTGCCGGGGAAGACTAAACGAGAATCGGTTATGATGTTAATCTCTCCCTTTGATGCATTTGGATTCAAACTTGAGTTTTTCAAGTATTTTACTGTTAGAGTTGTATTAGCAGGGGCAATACCAAACTTATCATTTTCAATTAAGTTGGTTGGATCAAATGTTGTAGATGAAACATAGGGTCTACCAAACTTTTGAATTGCGACGTTTTCTGGTCTCCCAAAAGTATCACTCGTCAGATTTTTATCTGAACCGTAGCCAAACTGTAATATTGTGCTATCCTCTCTTTTCTCAACTTCAAATCTTCTTGTAACCAATTTTGGTTTCATTAAAGATTCAACTTTGTCATTAGGTGCGTCTGAGTTCTTGACTGACTCGTAAATTACATTCTGGCTTAAGTGATCTACCTCAAAGTATTCGTTTCCGTCAGAATCTATCACGCTAATAATCTCTGTAATGAAATCATCTAAAATTTCTACTTTTTTAAATCTTTCAAACGCTTCCACCTCTAGATCGGCGGTTACCATTTCACCGGAAATCACCTTACCAATTGCTCGGACGGCGTAGTGTGTAACCCTTCCTGTTGAATCGTCAACGACGGCTACTTCTCTTTGGTTATCTGGATCTGCAAAGTTTACATCCTCAGAAAGAATAAATCTACTACCATCATCAGTGGCTAGGGCAGCACCCTTTTTTAAAACTGGTGCATAATCAGAGTCAAGACTTGTCTCATTCGTAAGAGACGCTGGAATTGTTGCGTAGAATGACACCAAACCTTGCGAGGTATAATCGTAGGAAAATTTGTATCCAAGAGTTTTCGCTATTTTAATAATATTATCGAACTCAATTGCTGTGTCCAAGTACGTTTCATTGGCTTGGTAGTCTAAGTAAAACGACAGAATATCGCCAATGTAAGCGACGTAATCAGTCATTAAAGCACCAAAGCCTGCTTCACCAAAGTCTCTGAATGTGTCTGGGTAATACCTTTGAGCATAGTTCACTAGAGATTCTTTTATCGAATCAAAATCCCTATCGGTATATTTTATGGTTCTGTCTTTTCTAGGCATCTATCTTGTTCCTTTGAATAATTAGTTTGTGACTGCCAATTGTATAAAATCTTGTATGTTGAAGTTAATTAAGTTGTAAAATACTTTTACGAGCATGGAATTTTCTTGAATTTCAATTTTAACATCGATTAACTCGACCGTTGGCAAATAGTTATCAAACTGATCTTGAATTTGTGATTCTACTAGTGATTTTATACTGTCAGACTGAGCGTTTTCAAAAAGAAAGCGTCTGAGACCGACTCCAAATTCTGGCAACATAATTCTTTCGCCGGGGTTCGTTAATAAAACATTCTTTACGTTTTGTTTGACAAAATCAACTTGGTCATCAATATTTGCATATGTACCGTTGTTGGTTTTATTAAGTGGTAGTTGTGCTGTAAAAGACATTCGTTATTCCTCTATACTAAATATCACACTTTAAATCAATAATAGATTTTAAATTGTTCTTTTGTTGTTTTTCTTTTATCTTCTTTAAATCAAACTTCACTTTTGCCGCTGCTGGGTCGTCGGGATCTAGGCTTTCTTCCAATTCTTTCAGTGCGTCTTCCTTCAACTTGTCTAAATAGTCTGATAGTGATAGTCCAAACGATTCAGCCGTCATTAGAATAAAATATACTATTGGATTTGAGAAGTACAGGGCAGATAAAATTATAGACTTAATTGCATTAATGGTTAGTTTTGGAATCATTAAAAGTATTATAATCCAAAGCGGCAGAGTGGACATGTTTGCCAATTTCAAATTTGGATCATTTAGTTTGGCTATTTGTTCTTCATATGCTTGTACAGACTGATCGTATGTTGCGAGTACAGGCGTACCAATTGAAAATCTTGAAATGATTGCCGCTTTGGTTTGGTCAAAGATTCCTGTTTTTTGTTGTTTGATGCCATACTCATACAAGAAGTAAGATGTCAACAGGGACACAAAATTATCGTTAAAGGCTGCTGTTAAGTTTTCAATTCCCAGATCTTCTAAAGTAATCTTGTTTGTTAACTGGGCTTTTGCAGGCAATTGGGCATAAAATTTAAACTTCTTTATTGGCGAACCAGTAACTTGCACTCTTGTTTTTAAAGGTGGGCTTAAAGATAATTTTGTTTTTACTGTTTTTTCAGTTTGGTAGATCTCAAATGTCTTTCCCGGCAATATGTAGGTTGGTTTGTAGTTTACGTCTGCGTTGTAGGTTAGATCGTATGTTTGATCCAAAAACATTTCTTGTATTCTGTTTGTGAAGTAAAAAGCGGATTGGGCTGCGTTTTTGCCAACGGTGGCTGCTGGTTCGTTCGCAAAAATCAGGTTGTACAACGTGGTTGTAAATAAATATATAACATTTGGTAGCGCACTAAGCGGAATCGCAACTTCATTTACATCGTTGGAACCAACTGCTTTCAAAAACATAAGGAAAACAAGACCGCGAGCAGTAGTTTCGTTTTTATCTGGATTAGTCGTTAACTCGCTAACGAGTTTTTGCCAAGTTGTCAACCAAGGGGTTTGACCGGGACCAGAAACGCTTTTTACAACAAATTGTTTTAGCACTTCAGATGGCTCAAATATTAGTTCCGGTTCTGCTCCCAAGTTTGTTTTTTCTTTTATAACATCAATCACTGGAGGCAACTGGTCACCGAATTTAACACTTTTCTGAACGAACTCCAGTTCTTCTTTTATCAGTTCTTCAATTGACAATCCCGCATCACACAAAACATTGCGGACTGGTATCTCGACAATCGACTCAGTACACAATTTAAGAAAATCATCAGCGATTAGACTCACCGCGTTGTCTGGAAGTTGAAACACCGCATCTGTGACGCTTTTTGGCAAACCGGACGAGGCTAAAGTTATTAAGTTGAAGTATCTTTCAACTATTAAAGTATAAGTTAAGATCCTGAGAGATTCAACATCCATCGCCTTTTGATTATCGGCGGCGTACTCTTGGGCTTCGGTTTTGTCGTCGGCTGCTTCACAAAGAGTATCCTTGACTCTTTTGCGGCGAGCGATTCGATAAAACTCTAAAATTTTCTCTGGACTTTGTGCCATTAAGGAAACGCGATCATCCAACTTATCAATATAAGAATCCACAACAGATGCGATCACATCTCTGTAATAATCAACCACTCTAAATGTTGGAGAAGAACTAATTTTCCTAAAAGCAGGATTTGCTGTTGTATCGTCTTGTATAACAGAACCAATTAAAGTTAGTGGACTTTTATCTGTTTTTGTAGCCGGTCCAAGTTGTTGAATGGGAAAAGTTGAATTAATGTTGTACGTCCCATTTGACAAAATGTCAACTTTATTAAAAGGTCCACCTTCAAACAAGGTAAAACCAGTAGTACCGGGAGTCAAGGGAACTTTTGAAATTATTGAACCAAAATTTGGGATTGGTAAATTTTCAATACTAATTTCATTTATTGAGTCTGTGATACTGGGGTTTATTCCCAAAT